CATCAGGCCTTTGAATTTCTCAACAGACCAACGTCCGTTTGAGTCAACATCAAGGTCAAACACACCAGCTGTTGATGTATTGTGTTGTGCTCCGTGCTCTGCGCCAAAATAAATGGTACGGATAACTTCGCGGTTAATCTCTGCCAAAATCTCTTGTGAGAGAATGTTAGCAAGTTCTGTTTCAGCATCCAAACCGTGAACGGCTTTAAGATCCTGTGCCAATTCCATTGAGTACTCACCTTTGAGTGCTCGTGTCTTAGCTGTAACAGTTACACGGTCAATTGAGAATGACATTTGCTGGAAATCTTCAGCAGCTGTACCGGCACTTCCAGTAAGACCGAAAGTTTCAGCAGTTGCCGTTGAATTACCTACTCCCAATACTGCGGAATATGTTCCACCTTGAGCTGCTGCTGTTGCTGCTGCTCCAGAACTAACCATATCATCACCACCGTCACCGGAATGTGTGGATTCTGCTTCGTTGTAGGAAGCTTCAGTACCACCCTGTGAGTCATAACGAGGACGCATTGCGAAAATAAGTCCTGTAGGCCCTGTCATTGGTTGAACACCACAAACGTCATAAGCAACCAAATTAGGCATTGCGCGACGAATCATGGAAATCAAAACTGGGTCTTGATATTGTATTCCACCACTGGAACTTGCTGTTGGTGCAAGTGATGTCATTGAGGTTGCTGCTTCCATCAAGTTTCCACCAGATTGAGCTGCTTGCTCAGCCATGGCTTTTTCTTGGTTTTCCAAAAGAACGGCGGTAACCGCTTTTCGGTATGGGTCTTTAATCTCTGGCATATCTGGATGGTTCAATACCGGAGCCCACTTTTGTTGTAGTCCTTCAGCTAGATACATTTTTTGTAATCTCCTAAAAATGTTATTTGTTTAAACGAGTTAATGCAGAAGCATATTTACTCATAATTGGATCAACGGATTCAGAAATATCTTGTTCTTCCTCAGTGTTTTCCAATTCTTCTGTAATAGTTTCCGACTGTTGTTTAGGGAAATAATTTTCCTTAATTACTTCAAGTTTCTCAGAATACTGAGTCTTGTCTTCAAAATCTATACCCTCAGCCAATTTACCTAATTTTTCTTTTTCGGTATCAGCGAGGTCTTCTGAAACTTCTCTCAATGTTTCAGACTTTTTATAATCAGCAAGTTCCTTTTTGATGTCTACACTTGTGTTAATAGACTCATCAAGTTTTTGCTCAAGTTCTTCAACTTTCTCAAATAGATCGTCAACAAGGTCAACTTTCTCTTCTGGAATGTCAATGTAATGTTCTGTAAAGAGATTCTTGAGGCCGGACATGAAATCTTCTACCAATTCGGATCGGATTCCTTTTTCAACAGCCAACTCGTTCTCTTTCATCCACTCTTCAGTAACATAGTTGAGATAACCATCAACTTTTTCTGTAACTGTGGACAAATGTTCTTCTTTTGCTTCAGAAATTTCTTTTTTGTAACTGGTTTCTAATTCATCAATTCGTGAATTGACTTCAGAAATTACTTTAGCAGAAACAGCAGCTTCAAATATTGTGGAAGCTTTAGTCTTAAACTCTTCAGAAAGATCTTCACCACTTACTAGTGCATCCATGTCTTCTTTGACATTGATATCAAGATCTTCTTTCTTGAGTTTTTTATTTTCCATTTTATAATCATCTTTTTCTTCTTCTTCATCATCCTCATCGGACTCATCTTCTTCCGCAAGAGTAGAACCCATGATTTTTGAGAAAGAATCAGAAAGATCAGACTTCTTCATACCATTAAGTTGGTTATAAAGTGCTTTAATCATTCCAGCTTTGGTTTTAGGAGTAGAAACTGCTTCTTCCATTTCTTCTTCTCCTTCTTCATCTTCTTCTTCGACCTTAGCTTTTGCTTCGTCTAAGATTTCTTCGCCCGAAGACTCCGCAACAGCTTGTTGCTCCTCTTCCAGTTCTTCAGCCGTTTGTTCCAAAATTTCTTCAGACATTGAAAATCTCCTGTAATGTTATCTGTGTGTTTGTTAACTAATATTATTTATAAGAACTATAATTTTGACTGTCAAAGTTATAGAATTTCGGTGTAATTATTGGGTCAAATAAAGAATAAACATAAAACATCATAAAGACCTAATAAATTCATCAAACATTTGTACTTGTTTCCCTGCGGTCAACCCAGTTTTTGTTCTAACTTCTTTTTCTATATTGTTTTTTATGTGTTCCATAATCCAAGAGTTAGTAGATGCATTATATATCCATTCCGCACCTTCCATGATTCCTGCCACAAATGCGTCAGGAGCGGAGGGGTCAGCAACTATATCAGCTGCTGTTGCAAGGTAAAAATCACCTTGAACTTCTGAAATACCATCTTTACCGGACTTTAAAGAACCCATACCTCTTGATGAAACTCCTAATTGAGCTCCTTCATCAATAAGGCTCTTTACAATCTTTCCGTATGGTGTATCTAAAATCTTAGCTCTTCCCATGAAATTTTGATCTACTTCTTCCAATTCTTCAATCATGTGGGAAACTCTTTCCAAATTGACAGTCGGCCCGTCTGGATGTCCCAATTCACCAAAAGCTCTTTTCTTATTGATAAACTCTTCAGTATATCGTTTTGCTTCTTTTTGAAGAACCTCTGTTGGATATATTCTACCATTTCGGTTTTTCTTATTTGCTTGCATGAAGATACCTTCAATGAAGTAATTCTTACCGCCATCTTTCTTGACTTCTGTAAGAAATTCTACATTTGTTGCTTCTTCGCTAATTAGTTTCATGGTTCTCTCCGTTTGTTATTTTTCTTTTGCACTAGCCTGACGCATTTTAAAAGCATCTTTCATTTTCTTTTTGATTATTGGTTTCAATCTTTTTTTCCATTTACTGCCCATTTTTTGTACTTTAAGATCAGCCTTCTTCTCTATATTATTTTTTACTCCAATTGATGCCTCAGGATCTTTATATTTTCCTGCCTTATCTACTATTGCAATTGCTTTTTGTCTTACTGCTTTAGTTACTGCCTTTTCAATCTTATCCATACTAGGCGGTTTTTTCATTGACCTTTTTCTTTTTATGGCAGTAATTTTTGCTTTCTTTTTGGAGATGATTGACCGCTTTCTTCTTTGTGCGAGAGTCATTGCTTCCATAAAATCTTTAAAAGCTATCATTAGTATGAATCTCCGAATCCTGCTGCATTATGGTTATATCCAAGTTGACCATTTTTCATAAAATTAGGTAATTCAAATCCTTCCATTTTCCCTATCTCTATTCCTATCATATAAGTATCAGCTGCAGCAACACCTACCGTTGTTACAGAAACATCGCCAAGTACATTACTAGAATTTCCAGCTGCAGCTCCCATACTTATTGCTCCGATATGGTTACCTCCACCTGCATAATTTATATAACCATTCCCAGCTACCAAATATGCAATAGTTTGTTCTGCATCACTTCCATCAAAGAAAATTCTAGTATGAGCAATCCCAGCTGCTATATTCCACCAAAGCTTTCTAAGATTAATTTTTGGTGCAGCGATAGCCAGTCTTGTACTAGCATGAGTGAGTGAAGAACAAAGTCCAGAAACACCCCCTGTTAAAGTTTTTCCAGTTCCAACATCTGTCGCAGTTTCTGCAGTCCAACCTAGAGGGGTTATATCAGTAGCACTTGTAACCTTATAAGCTTTAAAAGATGTTGCCCCAGCAGTAAAATCTGTAACTCTTAGGTATATTGCTGTACTGTCATTTGTAGTTAGTACTTCTCCGATACACAAATTTGTAGTTGGTGCAGATGCCAAAGTTACAGTAGCTGAAGCATATTTCAACGTAGAAAGGTTAGCCCAGAGACTAGCAGAAAGTTGAGTAGCATCATCAGCAAGTCCAGTATGTTGTACCGAATACTTTGTGTTAGAGTCTATTATGGTATTTGTTAATTTAGTTATAGCCATTTGTTATCCTTTTAAAATCAAACTTCATTCTAGTTTGATGTTTAAGTGTTTTCATGTGCTTTTCCAAGAACCTTCATAAATGCACGTTCAGTTCTTTGGATTTGTTGAATAGTTCTATTTTTTTCTGAAGAGTTTAGCCCTTCTATATATTTAACCAAAATCTGCGATGTAAGCGGATCTATAGGTATATCTGTTCCATCATCTAAAGTAATTTCACTGTCTTTTTTAGATTTACCCGCTTTGAGTAAATCCTTCATTACATCTTCTGTGATAAACTCTCCAAAATTTAAAAGTTTGGAATTGAATTGTTGTTTTGAAATATCTTTTCCACCTTCTCTTTCTTTTTTACGTTGCAACAATTTTTCCTTAGTTTTTGCTGCTTTTGCTTTTTCAGCTGGTGTAGGGCCTTTCTTTGCAACTTTACTCCTACGTTCCAATTCCTTATTATAATCTTTTGTTGTCATCAATTCTGGTTTATCTTTATCTCCAGCATTTCTCCATCCGGCTGGAGCTTCACCATTATTTTTAAAATATTCTTCAGCGTCCTTTACATCTTCAATTCCACCACGTTCTACCTCAGCTGCTTTATCACCCCTTTCAGACTCACCCTGTTTTGCTTTATTTCTTGGATCTTCTTTTTTCTGTAATTCTTTCTCCTTTTTTGATATCTCATCATTTGTCATATTGGCTTTACTATCACCAGCCGCTGCAATTTCAACAGGTGTAGATACTATTTTTCCTTGAGCATCATCCCATTTTTTTATATTAACAAAAACACCATTCTCTTGATTTTCCTTCTTCTCCTGTTTAGTTTCTTTATACCCTTTAATCTTTTCTTTTGCTGTTTTAAAGAGTTTAAACCCCGCGAATCCTAAACCAGTAACAGCCATCGC